TCTCTGTAGCATTTGTCTTGTCATCTCCTTATCCGCACCTTGCTTCATCTCTGGCTCTTGATAGTCTAAAGACTCTGCACCTTCTAATAAACCTTTTAGCTTCATTAGCTGTAATGTTTTTCTAGCTTTGTTTACCGTATCTTGCTCAATGCTATTTTGTAACATCATGGCCTGATCCCTTACACCCAACGTACTACCTTCATATATAGAAGGGTCTGCTTGCCTAGCACCAATCTGTAGCGGATCCATAGGTTGAGGTGGTAATGGAATACCTTCTTCTACGGCTCCACCTTCTTGAAATGGTATCAACTCATCAGGTGCTTCTTGTGGTTGCGGGGGCCTACCTTGCAACATACGCCTAATAGCGTTCTTTCGCTCTTGCTCTTTTAAGTCTATATATCCAGCTTCATCAGCAGGGACATAAAAAAAATCCTCCGGAAGAGTACTGGCTTTCTCAATTAAAGGCAACATATCCCGAGGAACCATTTCTTCATAAGCCGATTGCCTTCTTCCTTTTGGGGTAACCATCGAAAGTAATTTTGCTAGCTTACCGACTTCACCACCATCTTCATAACCCATCATCTTCTTCTTTTTAGCCATTCCACCATATCGCATACCCATCAACGAGTCTTTTACCATTCCTCCACCAGCATAATTTGGCTTTACCATTCCACCGCCATACATCATCTTCATGTTGCTTATAGTGGCCATATCAATAATTTTATCAATAGCGGAGTGTCCACCTTCTTCTGGCATATTGTTTAATTTGTTCAACATAGGAACTCCTATCATATCTACGGCTTCTTTGCGAATGACAAATTCACCGGGTGTTAATTTTGCTTTTACTGTGTCTGTGGTACCGGGCATTATTCTTTTATCTCAAAATGTGGAAAATCATCAAAGCGATTGTCTTTCACTTCCCATCTACCTTTTTCTTCATACATATCCCAGTTACCGCCCCATCTTATCTTATAGCCCATACCCCGACCAGTGCCAATAACGAACCCAGCAAAGAGGGTTTGTCGTTCCCGGTCTTCCCAATCCACAGGATAAGGGGTAACGTCAACGGCTTTAGAAGGGCTAGAATTATGCCTACCATTAGGATACCTGACCTTAGTACGTTTTTCATCATATAGTTTATTTTGCCTCTCCTTGCTTCTATGACCTTCCAGTATAGAGCAGTCTACGTGCTTAATCACTTCATTAAACACTTCTTGCAACCTTTCGTCACAGGTTGATAATCTTTTCTTTGATCTTGTTGAGTACCTTGGCATGTGTGTATTTAGCTATCTTATGTTAACAATAAAGAGTATAATAGTGCAACATTTAAAATCTCGAACCCGTCATCCAGTTATACGCTTTGCTTTGTATTTTTCGTATTGGATGATCGTCAACATTATCAATAGAGTCTAGTTTAGCCCTACCGCTCTTTGGTGCTTTCGCAAAGTAGTCTGCATAGTACAAAGCATCCATAACATCATCATTTCTAGGTTTGGGGTGTTCAAAGAACTCGTCTACCAGCTCTGTCATCTCTCTTTGTATATACAACTTCTTAGAATTGACAATAGGGCCAAGACTGGTTTCCAGCCTATCTTGTTTTTTAATTCTATTTGGAGGCTTAACTCCCTTAAATATACCCGGAAGAAGTCTTTTCTCTGTTGCGGAAAGCCGTGTAACCATATCCCGAACCATCTCCTGTGCCGCAACTGTCTCAATCGTAACTCTGCGTACTGGAGTATACTTGTTTGCAAGTCGTATAATTTCCTTCGGAACATCGAATGTTGGTATACGCTCACGAAAATACTCCAATACATACCGATTATTGCTGGAATCAATGCCCATGACCAGTATGACTTGATAGTCAGAAGTCTCTGAAGCTGTTGCCGCAAGGTCAACACCCATGTAGATATGAATTGGTATCGCATCTTCACCGTCTATAAGGTAGTTAAATTTACTTTTACATTCAACCCTTCCGTTGTAATACTGTATTCTGTCAATTTTAAACGATGCACTGGTTACATCTCTAGCATCATTCATGTACTCCTGAGCAAACTTATTAACCAAGCCAGCTTCAATAAACTCTCGTTTTTTAGATTCTAGCTTCTTTTTAGAAAACTGAGACTCCCATAAAGGTCTATCGTTTTCAATAGCCCTGTAAAAGTTTACATCCCAAGGATATGTTCTCTTGTCTTCTTTTGCTTTCTTCCAACCGTCATACGTCATTTGCAAGTAAGAGTCGTAGTGTACAATAGTCCCAGAAAGCCATATCCACCCCTCATTTCCCGGTGTTTCTTCTAAGGCAGGGTACACTGTGGATACAATCCATTTCTTGATGTCTGCACGCCTTTCTGGCGTTTTTGTGTTAAGTTCTGATTCAAAGTCGTCAAGAACAATACCCGTATATCGTACATCTACTTCTGCTCTACCTCTAAGTCTTTGTGATGTACCTTTGGATATTACCCTGTCACCCTTAGGTGTTACTAAATCTTTTTCTGTCCAACGTTTTCCTACGCTACCACCATCCATATTGCCAAAGTAGTATCGTATCATCTTATTGTTTTCAAAGTGAGAGCGGATATATTTTAAATGATCTATAGCCTGTGACTGTTCTTCTGATACCCAAGCAATAAAATGTTGCTGATCATCAGCCGCAAAGCATAGCTTGTGTATGATAGCGGCCTTTGCCACTACAGACTTACCATGACCTCGTGGTATGATATTGCATATTCTAGCTCCCGGTGTAGCATCTATCATCTTCTTTCCCATTTCGTAGTGAAAGGGTGCTGATTCTGATTTCTTTAAGAAGTCATTAGGAAGAAAGGCCCTGCCAAAGTAAATAAGGTTTGTATATGCTTTTGCTAATACCTCATCCCTCTTTTCCATTTCGGATGGGGCTGGGTTAATGTTAAAGCTCATTCAGATAATTGTTTCTTTGTTTCTGGTAAGATACCCTGTTCAAATGCTTTGAGCTTGTCCCTGCTAAATCCAGAGAACTCTTGTATTAGTGCTACAGAGTCTACTTTCTTTTCTGTAGATAGTAAGCCAGATATTTTCATCAGTGTCTCCAAGGCTCTAAGCTTATCATTGTCTTTTGCATCTGATTTGTCTACAACATCTTTGGTACTTTCTAGTAAGTATCTTTTTGTGATACCTACTTCTGACATTAAGTTTTCTATTTCTTTATCCACTGCTTGCCTCACTGTTTTGTTTTTAAGTAGCAGGGTTGATCTTTTTTCTGCATACTCTAAACTGTTTGTAGTTGGAAATGCTTTTTGATATGCTTCTGTAGGCTCCATTCCATGTGCGATATACTTAGCAAAGTTTCTTTTTGCATCTGTAAGATACCCACCTGTTTTAATTTGATAGTCTGACTTCTTAGTAAATCTGTATATCTCATCTTTTACCGTACCTGCAAAAGAACCTCTACCTCTGTGATTAAACATACCAATAATTGTTCTAATATAATCGTTATCTCTTTTTTTGGAATCTACAAAACAACCTTTCTTTAGTATTTGAACTATCTTGCCATCGTCTGCAAGACACCAGTCTTCTTCCTCTGCTTTTTTCCAGTCTGTAATTAGAGGTGTGTTAGGATGTGCGGTACGAAACTCTAGTTCTGATTCGTAAGCGTAATGCTTAACCCCTTTAATTGTGCGGCTTAGTGCCAACTAGTTAGGTTCCTCATCGGTAAACATATTGACATCTAGTATTTGTAACTCCGGCATGTTCTTCATGCGATACAGCAACTCAGATATCAAACCGATTTGTCTAGAGCTTGGGTCTATAACATCCATTAGCTTTAGCTCTGCGGATATCTCACGGCAACGCTCTAAATTTTCATAAACGTTACCAATCTTGAAATCACCAGATAAAGCTTTTTGGTAGAGTGTTTTGTATTCTGACATGATTTAATTTAATAAAAACTTGACAAATATGTATTATAGAATATATATTTAATTATCCCAGTTTAGTTTGCGGTTGGTTATTTATAATAGTACTATAGTATATATAGTATAATAGTATATATAGTATATAGTATATATAATATATATATAATATATATATAGTAATATAGTATATATAGTAATATATAGTATATGTAGTAAGATAGTAATGTAGTATATATAGTATCCGCTTTGTAATTATAGTACCGGCCCTAGCAATTAATCCAAAAAACTTTTAAAAAATTCTAAAAAAAAATATTAGTATGTGTGTCCTTCTTTTATTTGACGTACGTACCCCCCACATGCGTTTTGCCGTTGGAAAAATTGTGTTAAAAAACTCGATTGACTTCCTCAGGTTAATTTATTTACACAAATTATTCTTATTATGGAACTTAATCCATATACATACATATACCTTATATACAGTTTTTTGACAATTTACATAATTGATTACTGATCGTGAA